AAATATACGGCAAGCCGGGGTCATTGCCACCAATGCTCGCCGGTACAGTGGGACTCGTGCCGGGTTCTTCGTTAAGTCCGCCCGGAGGCTCGCCGGTTTGCTGCGTCACGCGAACCTTATCATCCTGCGTAACGCGCGTATCGCCATTAACAACAGGGATGTTTGTCGTCGGATCAACCGTATTCTGACCAGATATAGCTCTGGTGTTGGTTTCCGCCGTGACGAAATCTTGGATGCGCGGGTTCATAATCGGGATCGGATCTGCGGGGATCACAATCGCACGGAGCTGTTGCTGCGGCTCGTCATAGCAAGTATCGCAAACAAGCAGCTTTATGTTCATCAACGAAGCGCCGCGCCAATCGTACTGCCAGCGCAGATTGACGTGGTTGTAGCGAAAGCCACAACGGTCGCAAATTGCATGCGCTTGAGGGTTTGTAGCGCTTGTTCTTGCTCTTCCGGCTTGGGATGCATACGCCATGATGCCCCCCTATCGGAAATAGCCGCTAATGACTGGCGAGATGTATTGCTGCGCCGTTTCAATGTTCTGATCGGCGGCAATTTGATACGCTTCGTCGGCTAAGGGCTTCAAAATCTGGATAAATTGCGGGTTCCAGATTTGCGATAGACGCAACGCAAGCGCGTAAGAAAAAGCGTCCATCCAAAGATACGGGATCTCGACCTGCGTGCCGCTCTGAAGCGTTGCGTCTTGGAGCTGCTTTACACGATAATATTTCAGGTACTGAGCGCTTGTCCCATCAGGGACCGGCCACAGGGTTACAGTCGGCGAAAGCAGACGATCAAACCAAAACGTCGTCGTAAAACCTTCCGTCTCCTTATTAGGGTAGGAAGCGTATTCCGAGCGGCTGATTGGCAAGATGATGCGGTCAATAGGCTGATCGACGCCATTATCAATGGTGACGTAGGCATCGAGCATCACAACAGTATTGGCATCGACATCATACGTCGCCTGACCTTGGACAAGCGGTTCAGTGACTAGATCGACGGCCCAAAGATTAACGCCTCTATTGCTCCAATTAGAAAGCAGCATGTTTGAAGCCATTCGAGCGGCCTCAAGATGCTCCTGCATAATAGCCGTGTTCCTGACGCCTATAAGGTTATAGGCGTACAGAACCAGCTCGCCGAGCGACGGGTTGAACGTATATGTGCCGCTCGTCGCCATTGAACTGCCTTAGTACGGAGCGTTGCTGAACTGAGCAATGGTCATGGTCGCAGAGCCGTCACCGGCCGTCTGCTTCAGACGCACATAAGTCGGCGTGACATTAAAAACGCCGCTCTTGGCAGATGTCTCATCAACCAAGTTCGCATCAAGAGCATCGTTCCAAACCATGCTCCCTTCAGCGACAGGATTTGTTGGGCTGTACGGGTCGTCCATCGACGTTTCAACCGTATAGGTCGCCGATCCAGAAACTTTGACCTGAACAACCGACTGAGCGTTAGCCCAGCTATCCATGCGAACCTTGCGGCTGTAAGTGGTGCCGCCAGATGCGTCAGTTGTAGAAACGGTAATCGGCTGCATGTCAGTCTTCCTTTTCGCTCCCAGAGGGAGAAACAGGCCACGTTTTTCTGGCAGGGCCAGTTTTTTTCTTAGCCATCGTCTCTTTTTGGGAGCTCGTCATCTTACTCGCCGCAGACGCTGGCCGGCAGGCTGGATAAGGGCGTTTGCTCTTCTCACCCAGAACCCTACCACACTTTTCTCCGGTCTTTACGTCGCGCCAATCCTCAGAAAACCATTTTCCAAGGCCGCCGCCAGACGCTTTGTTTACCCGATTGTCATCGCCAGACCATCTACCGCCATGCTGCTTGTACCACTTAGAGGCCCAAGCATTCGCATATGCAGATGGGTAAACGTCGAATTTCGCTCTCGCCGCAGCTTTGGCGCGCCCCCAAAGTCCTGAATTCTGCGGCTTTGACGCCATATCAACAATCCCATTTTCTCAGAGATTTATTGATGCGGCTATTCGGGTCTGAAGATGTCTTAGCGCCAGTCAGATGCTTCTTCATGCCCTCCATACGGGCGCAAAAGCTTCGACGGCGCGCGGCAGACATCTCAGATTTCTGAGCCTGTTCGCGAGATACAGGAGGTTTCAAGTTATGCCCTTCTGCTTTCGCAGAAGCGCGCCCCTTGGCGTTAAGGCCACCTTCAGGGTTCTTTCCTTCAGAACGCTGCCAAGCAGGACTACGCGCCATTTTAACCTCCAGAAAGGACGGGGGCCAAAGGCCCCCGCTTTAGTCAGGCGTCGAGGCTGCCATCAGTCTTGCGGCCCTTGGCGGGGGTGCCCTTCTGGGCCGCAGACCAATCAGCAAGCTTCAGACGGCCGCCAGAGTTACGCGGCTTACGGCCGGCGTGCATCTTGGCCTTCTTGCCTTCGACCATGCCGCCAGCCTTGCGCTGAACGGCGGCGCGGTTCACGTTGGAGTCCTTCGTGTACTCCATGTTCCGCGTGGCGAGGTCCTCGGCGGCAGCGTTAAAACCGCCAGTGGAACGAGTTTTACGACCCTTCATGTTAGCCTCCTAATGGCCAGATTACGCAGTCAGGTTGCGGGCCTGAACGTAGGTGACAGTGATGACACCGACGCCAGAGCCGGTATTCGTGGAAGTGACAGCAATCTTACGATCCGTCGTGCCGACATCATTCCAGTTGCCGGCGCGGGTAGCGTCGGTGCCCGGTGTGGCCGCAAGCGGGCCGATAGCAGCGCCATCAAGCGCGCCAGCGGCAGTCAGGAACGTAGCGGAAGCAGTCGTCCCCACGCCGAACGTCGTGGCGGCGCCCGTCCAAGCGGTCGTAACCATGATGTCGATGGAGAGGATCTGGCTGTTAGCGGGGATGACAATCGAGGTCGTGGTCGCAGCCTGAGTAACAGCCGAAGACTGAGCCATCACCACATAGCCGACGTTTGCAACGTCAGTGCCGAGGGTGGTGCCGCTCGTGTTCAGGATGTTACCGGCCCGAACGGGACCAGTAAACGTAGTAGCGCCCATAGGGCCCTCCTGCACGATGCGATCTTGTAGTCTGTGCAGCGTCCGCTAGGCCGGTCTACAAGATCAGTTAGCCTAGATAAAAGGCGGGAGCCGCAGCCCCCGCCCTGTCAGCCTTACGACGGGATCGAGCCGTAGATCGAACGCCAGTTGTAGTAGCCGAACGAGTAACGCTCGTAGCCCTTAACCAGAAGGTTATCGGTCACGAAGTCGACCTGCATATCGGTTTCGAACTTGATGCGCTCCATGTAGGAGAGACCATCGATGTTCGTGAGCAGGAACCACGCAGAGGTAGACGTGAGGTAATCCGAGACCATGTAGCTCTCGGACAGACCACCCGCGGTGCTCTGAATTGCGTTCACGTCGTTGTCTGCGGTGCCCGGACGCAGTTCCGTCTTGAGAAGACGGATCGCGACAGGCTCAAGAGCCGGCGGGACGATGAGCTTGCGAGCGCGCGCAAACACCTTCAGGCCAGCCTGATCCTTGAAGTTGGTACGAACGGCGATCATCGCGTTGAGCAGGGTGCTCTCGTTCAGATCGTTCGTGGCATAGTTGGAAATCGTGCCGCCATCAATCGGATGGGACGCGGAAACCAGAGCCACGCCGTCGCCGCCAATCGACGCGTTATACGTCGTTGACGTGTTCAGGACGTTCGCGCCGTAGATTTCCTTGGTCTGATTGAAGCTCTCAATCAGGCCGAGGTTCGACGGATGGAACTGGGTCTTGTAGAGGTTGTCATCGATGGCTTTGCGCGTGATGGCATAACCAAGAGCCAGCTCAGTGTGCTCCTGATTGTACACATAACGCTCGCCAGCGTTGTTGTCGAAGGCGGTCTGACCACCCTCAGTCTTCAACTGAGCGAGGCCGAGATACCGCATTTCAGCGGTACGCTCGAGAGCCATCTTCGAGTCGTGCTTCGTGAAGATCTTGTCGTACTGAGACGGGATCTGCTCGTACTTGCCTTCAATTCCGCGGAGGCCGGGGAGGAGAAGGTCTTTAATAGCCGAAAGATTGACAGCCATTGGTCCTTACTCCTTTAGATGCCAGTGGCGTTCTTGGTCGTGACGTTGTTGAACGCCACAATGATGCGGTTGTACGCACCAGCCTCAGTGCCAGCCGAACCCGGAGGATCGACAACGAGGCCCACAACGCGGAAGGGAAGGGTGGTCGTCACGGCGGCGGTCGTAACGTCAGCGAACGCACCCGACAGGCCGTTGGCGGTGTTGCCGGAGCCAATGTCGAAGCCAATGTTCAAATTGACGGTGGACTGCGTAGCGCCAGTCGAGCCAGTCTGCACGACGAACTTAGCATTCGGGTCGTTGATGATGTAGCCAATGACCGTCTGGGACGAGGCGACATCTGAGCCGGGCCAGTAGTTCGACCACACGGTGCGCTTCTGCGAAACCGAGAGGTACTGACAGCCGACGAAGACGCCCGCGATGCCGGCGGCGGCAATGGTGCCGTCGCTGCGGATGACCTGACCGTTAGCGTCGGGCTCCACAGGGTCGCCATAATAAATGGCCGAAGCGTTGTAAGCGATCTGAACAGCGACCTGCTCATACGTCGGGGCAGAGCCGTTGCCGCTGTACTGAGAAAAACCGAAAGGCGCATTGGTATTCGCCATGACGGTGCCTCCTTTTCAGGAAGTCCCATCATCGCACACCGGGGCGACTAGGAACGGGGAACAAGTTTGTGCTTCCACGCCGGGGGAAGCGTTAGGCTATGCCTAATCAATAGTTTCACATGAAACACCTTGAAAGTAAAGAGGGGCCCAGTTCCCCAAGCCCCTCTCCCGCCGGCATACGCCGACGCCTGCCCTCATTTGGGCCTCAATCTTCAGGAATTGGCATCGCCTCGTAGCTCTTTTTGATCTTTGGCTTCGCTTGCGCGTGATCGCGGCCAAACTGACCATCAGGCGCATGCGTGAGCTGCTCTTCCTTAGAACGCACTTGCGCCCTAGCGCGGCGAAGCTCGATTGATCGTGCTTCTTCAACAAGCTCGGTCGGGCGCTCCATAAGGACCATGCCTTTGCGCTCAATGAACTCATTTGCGTTCTTGCCGGGCATCATTTCGGGATGCCGCTTGGTTGGAACCTCCTCCCAACCAACGCGCTTCAGGTGAACCTGATACGCAGGGTCTTCAGCGCCAAGAACGGTCTTGCGCTTCCACTCATACGTCCATCCATCAGGCGCTGTCGGCAGGGAGAATTCATCAACTCCCTCATCCATCGTGCCAATATGGTCGCGAACTTCCGCTGCGCGCTTGCGAGCGCGTTCGCGGGGGTCTTCTTCCCGCATTTCGCCCCTAAGGGGAGCGCGAGCGGACGTTTCGGGTGCATTAGAAACCTCAGAAGAGGCGGTGAACCCGGCAGGCGGAGCGCCACGACGGCGCGGTGCGGCATTCATGGTCATATAAACCTCCTCAGTGCTTCAATTTGCCTTCTTTTTGCAGCATGACCTTGTTTTTCGCGTATTCCTGATCGGTCATACCCATCATTTCGGCCATTTCGCGCTCTTCTGCGGTCAAACGGACCACATTTGGGCGAGATCCGGTGCCGGTGCCGCTGCGAGAGACCGGAGCGGCAGGCGGAGCAGAGCGTCTTGAGGTCGAAGACGACGCAGAAGACAGCGGGCTTTCGTTCTCAGGCTCAGATTGCTCGCGAATTCCAAGCCTACCCTCAACAAACTTGAAATAAGCGTCCGAGTCCGGCTCCAAACCCTCATCAACGGCGTCTTCGTGGGCCCGGAACATGCGCTGGATCTTGCGCTCATCACCAAGATACCCGCGATTGCGATCCAACCAGCCAGCGGAGCGCGGAGAAACCGCAGCTTTAATCTGCTCGATGGGGTCAGCATAGGCGGGACGGGGCGGAGGAGGAGCCTTGTACTCCGTCCTACCCGCCTCCTGCATGCGCTGGCGGCCATTTTCGAGTTGAAGAAGCTTTGCGGAATTGAGAGACATTGCCTCTTGGATTTCCGCGGCACGGTCGTAGTCGCCCATCGCCATAGCGTCGCGATAGTTCGCCTTCATCACGTCGTTATCGCGCTTCACAGTATCAATGGCGCTATTAACGAGGTGCATCTGGGTGTCTTCGACCTCGTTATATGCACGGCTAACATGCTGCGCGGCTTCATGCGCACGCAATTCAGCCTGATAACGGGCCTTACTTTCCTCCTCAAGACGCCGACGCAATTCAGCAATCGCCGCATCTGTGTCGCTTACTGAGTTTTCTTCTTGTTTTTCAGTAGCTTCTTGGACGACGACTTCTGCTTCTTCAGCGGGTTTTGCGCCATCCAATTCGATTTCCATCTGTTTATTTTCTTCAGCCATGTCTTTTCTCCTCACCACGCTTCATCTGGATGCTGTACGCGACCTTTGATGAACGAGTCTTCAACGATGCGGCAAAGAACACCATGGATCGTGATGCTCCAACTATCGGAAGGACGGACAACAAGCCAATCATGGAGATTGATCTTTAGATCTTTAAACCATGCGCCCGTATCATCTTGAAACGCAGATGGACCAGCTTTCACAAGCAGTCCAACTTTGGACTGATACCTATCCTCATCGCGGTTCTGATCAGGCAAATAAAAACCGCTCTTTGTCTTTTCCGGCCGCAGGTAAACTGCGACTAAGAGCTGGTTGTTGAAGATCTCAATCGACGAAAGATCACCGATCTCCTGTAGGATTTTTTCCTTGGGATCGACCTCGTGTTCCATCCTCATGTACGGCATGTTTCCCTCACTTGTTAGCCGTGCGACTTACTCACAATGGCGTCAGCCTCCGCCATCAATTCAATGGCGGTGCGCAGACCTGCTATTTTTCCTATTTGGTGACGATATTCGGAATAATCAGGGGTGCCGTGGCCATTCCCTAATATTTCCAACAGGCGATCTATCTCAGCCTGCAAGAGCTTTCTAAGCTCCGCCTCGTAAAAGGCTTGTCGCGTTAGCATTTCTCCACCCCTCTGGAGCCCCCATCCATGTAAGGTTGGGACGGAGCCGGATGAGGGGTCTAGCTCCGTCCCATTGTTTGCCAAGAAGCCGTTCAGTTCTTGGCAGACCTCTTATAAGCAGCGATGTCAGTCTTTTGCAGACGGCCCTCGCCAGAGCCAGCGCCAGCGGTCAAATCCTTAAAGGAGTGATACGCTTTGCCGCCGTGCTTGCGGCCTTCGCGCTGGTACGCAGCAATCTCAGACTTCTGCAACCGCCCCTCGCCCGATCCCGCGCCGGCCTGCATGTCCTTATAGGAATGCGCCTTCTTGGTGATGCGGCCGCCAGCCTTACGCGGCATGGGAGGCATTCCCGGTGGCATGCCCGGACCCGCGCCCATGGGAGGCATAGGGGGCATGGGAGGAGCGCCACCCGGCGGAGGAGCCGGCGGCATATTCGGCGGAGGCATCGCGCCCGGCGGCGGAGGAACAGGCGCAGACATGCGACGCTGCTCACCACCCGGCTCTTTACCGGCCGCAATCACAATGTTGATGTTCGTCTGACCCTTCTTTTTTTTAGCGACGCCGCCATCGCGACGAGCAAGACGGCCGCCAGTCGGGCGCGTGCCTTGGATTTCGCCATCAAGCTTCGTGCCGCCGCTGGCCTTTCCGGTGCGGGCCTCTTTCTTCACCATTTTCTTAATGAGCGCCTTGTCCATGGCCTCATCAGGATGCTCTTCAATCTTGCCGCCGCGCTTCTGGCCCGGCGTGACGAGAGCATTGCCAAACGTCATGCGCTTAGGCTGCACAATCCCCATGCGGGGGTCCATCATCATGCCGCCGCCCATTTTCTTCGCGCGGCCGCCTTTGTTCATTTTGTCAGCAAGTTGCTTAACAAATGGTTTGGTTTCTGACAGCGGACGAAGGCCCAGCATGGATTGAACGTCAAAATCGCCGCCATTTTTCTTCTTGGCGCGACCGCCCTTTTTCATGTTAGCGGCTTCTTCAGCCTTCTCCTGCATAGCGTCGCGGTCCTCTTTCGAGTAACCGGGATGACCGCTGTCGCCCGTGTGCGTGCTCTTAGCGCCGATACCGAGCTTGTCCTTCACGCGCTCCCACGCGGTGCGCGGAGGAGGAGAACCCTGAGGGGCTTCGCCGCCGCGGTTCATGCCGCCGACGTGCTTCTTGCCGGGACGCTCTTCGTTCGCGTCTTTCACGTTGCGGTTGATCTTCGCCTTAGCGTACTCGGCGGGAGAAATGGTAAGGCCGCCGCTCTTGCGGGGCTTGCGACCGGCGTGGGCGACGCCATGCTCGCCCATGACTTTGCCGCCCTTCTTGAACGCCCGGCGGGACAGAGGACGAAGCCCTGTCTTGATGTCGGCGTTTAGGGGCTCCGGCGGCGTCCACGAGGACGCGTCCACCTTCTGGTGAGGGTCGGTCGTGCCAAGGCGCTTGGCCTTGCTCTTCATGGCCGCGCGGGCCTCTTTCGCCATCTCAGACATGCTTACTCCTAGCTAGGTTTCCGGGCGTCCCCGGGGCCGCTCTTAGAGGGGGCTTGGGCGGCTTCAAGCATTCGCGAATGGTAGCATGAAACAGGCTCAGTCAACAGTGCCTCCACGCTCCTTGGTGATGTCATCCTCGGCGCGGTCAAAGTTTCCGTTGTTGCCGGTAGCGGACTTTATTTGCGACGGGTCGTAGACGCCAAGATTTTTTTCTCCGTTTTCTTTAACGAAGAATGAGTCATGTCCCATCGCTTTAATAGCACTTTGAATAGGCGGGCTTTCAATAGCGCCCCAATGTCCTTGACGTACCTCGTCTACGAAAGTGTGCAGATACGGGTCCATAATAAGATCCGGGCCTAGCTCCTGAACAAGTTTGTTCAAATGACGTGGGTTCTCGTAGTCAAACGGTTTTTCGGCTCGGACATGAACAGGCATTGTATTTGGCTGTATGTCTGACCCTTCTCGCGGAAGCCAAACTTTGTTTTTTTCATCGAAATCCTGACCAATGCCGCCTTTAAAATTATAATCATCAGCAAACTTGGGGTTTCTCGTTAAGAAAATAATTCCTTCTGAATTTGGACGAAATGTTTGGAAATCTCTTTGAGTTCCATGATACCAGCGTGCCTCTTTAATTTCCTTTGGCGTCTTGCCATGAAACTTAGAAAGATTGCGTTGATACCGCGGATCTTCACGCGGAATAAACCGATCAACCTCTCCGCCGTCAGCAAACTTATATTTCTCAGGGTCGTCGTAAACTGGGTTCTTCGCATAGACGAGCGGGCCAATATGCAATGCCTCGTCGGCAGAAATTACAGGCTGTTGCGTCTCGCGATCATAGAAATAGGAATGGCGCTCTGGGTCCATTCCAACCTGACGCCATTCAGGGTCATTGTGATACTGCTTCGCCATCTCATAAGCATATTCTGGATTGGTGCTTCTCCAGTTTCCATGAACGGTGGCAATTGTAGATTTTGGCTTTCCAGAAGCAATATTCAACGCGCCCACGGGATGAACCCCAAACTTGGGGTTATCGATATGCGCGACGCTGTCGTAACCAATAACGTCGCCGGCCGTGAAATTAGGTTTAGGGTGGTGGACCGCCACAACCCATGTGTTTTTGTCTTCATAGGCAGGGATGTCTAAGCGAAGAGCTACAGGCGTCCCGTCTTTAAGCTGACGCGGGACAAAAGCATTTGGCTTTTTGCCTTTGTCCAAAGCATCGTAAACCTCGGCGTCCGTCGCAGGAGGAACAGGCTCCGCATACGGGCGAACAGGCTTTAGGCGGTTCACCAAATCGGCGTGCTCTTCGCGAGAGCCTTCTCCTGCTTTTATTCGCTGCGCTGACGGCCATAACTCAGGGGCGCGGAGCGAAGAATTTTTTTTTTGGACTGTTCCGCCTTCTGCAAATTCATCGTCGTCTTGCGTCGCGCGCATGCGCGGAAGAGCAGCGGTATCAGGCGTCACGTCGGTCGGGCGCTGATATGATCCCGTCCTCGCCTGACCAAGCCCTTGGCCCGCCTGCTCGCCCCAGACAGGACGGTTGAAGCCGCCATTCAATTGGACAAGAGCGTCAATCGCCTGCGGATGTGTCAGCTCGCCAGTGGCATACCGCTTCCAAATATCCCGCGCGCCACGCTGCATTGGCTGCGACTTGTTGCGGAATAGCGTGCGAACCGCCTCCCACGTCACAGACTGCATTTCAGACGGATGCACGCCGCGCATCATCGCAGCCTGACGAACAGCCTCGGCGTGCAATGGATAATCGCCCGTCGCGCCCGTCTGGCCCGTCTTCTTCGACGGGTCGAGACCTTCAATCCATGGGTCTCCCTTGCGGGCAAGCTGCTCCTTGGCGAGAGAAGTCGGCGTCGTTCCAAAGTTTTGGTGAACAGCCTTTGCGCTCGAACCATGCGGCAGCATCTGACCGGCAGCGACGGCGTGCGTGTCAATCACAACGCCGTTCGGATCGTTCGGGTTCGTGATTACGTTATAGAACTCACGAACCTTGTGATTGTTCCCGATTTGCCTGTTGATGTTTTCAAGGCTTGGATCACGATAAATTTTAACCGCTTTTTCAATCGGCAAATAGCTGTTCCAAGACGCGGTGTCGATGGCCGTGCCGGTCTTGTTCTGCATTGGGCCAAGAAATTCGCCGGTCGGGCTTACGGCTTGATACTCGCGCGGATTGTGCGCTTCATCAAAGGCGCGTATCCACATCGAAGCTTTCTTTTCGCCGTTCTCCTCGGCGAGAACATCGCGCAGCGATTTTCCTTCGAGATCCGACCAATTCACGCCCTGAACATTCTTAGTTGTTTTAATCTCAGGAAGTCCGTTGCCTTTGTCGCCGCCAGAGCGCGCAACTTCAGACATGCCTCTTGTCCACGGCGTGTCTTGATGATGCGTCATCGCATCCATCACACGCTCGGCGAGAGTAACGTTCTTGTCCCAAGGCGTTTGCGGCGACAGAACAGCCATCATGCCGTGCGCGGCCCGCGGCTCAAGATTGTGCTCGTCCGCATATTGATTGCCAAGAGCATGCGCCGCGCGATACCAAAAGCGGCTTGTCTTGCGCTGCTCGGGCGGCGTGCGATCCCACAGAGCAAGAAGATTTTTCACATGAAAGTCTGTCAGCCTGCGCTCTGCTTCCGCAGGCGATGGCGTCTGGCCTTCTTCGCCCGGCGACCACATCGCAGGATGCTGCTCATACATGCGCAGCGCAATCTTCTTGCGGTTCTCGTCCGAATGCAGGCTTGGCGAGATGTCAGTTCTTGTCGTCCCCGGCAGCGGCGGCCCTTTGTATTCTTTAACCGTCGTAGGAAGCGCCGCAGACACCGTGTCAGGATGTTCCTCGCCCGGGCTTAACGTGTCCCCGAAGGATACTTCCCCTTCATGCCCTGCGCCTTGGCGGTGGGCTTCTTCGACGAGCTCTTTGAGCCGGGAGAGTGACTCGGCCTGAAGACGAGGGTCGGTTTCTTGTGTGGATGCTCCGGGTGATTTGCCGGCCTGTGTCCCAGATACGCCATAGGCTTCCCCCTTCGAAGGAAATGCAATGTTAGTCGGATAAGACGCTACGTCGTACTTGCCGCCAAGAGCAGCATCGATGGCCTTAGCGAGCTTAATCGTCTCGCCCTTCCCATCGCCGCCAATGATATCCATCGTGCCGTTGCCGATATCCGTCGAGTGGCCTTCAGCAAGCCCCTGCGCATGCAACGTCTTGTAGACATCATGGATTTCGTCAGGCGACGAGTTCTTTGGCAACTGAACACGAATGACGCCGGTTGGGAAACTGCCCTCAAACGGCTGCGCATGCGCGCCCATCATCGCGTCTTGATGGAACAGCTCACCAAGACCATTCAACGACGGCACGATGTGCTTGGGATCGTAAGGCTGGAACGTGTAATTCGGATTGGAATAACCTTCAAAGCCGCCAAGACCCGGCCGCACTTCGCCGTTGATGCCAGTCTGGCGCTGCCACCGGCTCAAGAACTCGCCGATCATTTTATTAGAGACAGCGGACTTTGCCTGCGGGTGAAGCGCCTCCCACCGCTGCTTCAGGTCAGCATCCCACTTCTCACCGGGCGCAACCTCAAAGTAAGCAGTCGGCGGTTCGGCAGGAGCCGTCTGGGTGCCTCCAGCCTTGCGCTTCTCGCGCATCACACGCGGCTCAGACAGCGTGCGACGCGCAAGAGAAACAGGGTCTACGTCGCCGCCGCCTGCATACCCAAACGCGCTCTTCGTGCCTTCATACGCGCGCTTTACATGCGGCGCAGCGGCATCAATCGCCTGACCAATCGCACGCGGAGCTCCAAAGAAAGCGCCTGTCTCAGCAATCTTGCGCGGGTCGCCAGACTCGGCGGCCGTGTACGCATCGTTCAACAGCATTGCAGGCGCAGTCGCCGGCGTTAAATAACCAACCGCGTTAGCGAGCATGCGCGTGCGGCCCATCTTCGCGGCCACGCTGTCCTGATGACGCTGCGCATATTCCGCCGCCTGTTCAGGCGTGAAGCCGCTGGTCTCATAAAGCTTGTACGCATTGGCGTACATGTTCTCAGGATTTGTCGCCTGATACGCCTCAGAGACCATCTTGCCTAACGACGACCAGAAGCCGCCATCGTCTTGTTGCTGCGGAGCGTCGTCAGCCATGGTCGCCTCAGTGTCTGGTCGTCAGCATGTGATGAATGATCTCAAGCGCCTTATGCAATGCAGCGTCTTTGCCGCCGCCCTTGGCCGCTTGAGGCTGTTGAGCAACGCCACCGCGGCGCATGCCCTCTTCCTTGTTCGCGCGCTCCAGCAATGCAAACAACGCAGCGTTGCCGCCGCCTTCGTCCTGCATCGACTTGTTGTACGCAGTCAAAAGCTCATCCCGAGATAAAGGCTTGCTCGTCAATGACGAGAAAAACCCTTCGTCCTTGGGGCGCGGCGTAGGCGTCGGAACATTGCCGGTCGGCGCGGAGCTGCGCGGGGCGACAACGCTGCGCGCAAGGTTCACCACCGCAGGGTTGTAGCCGCCGGACGTAGCCCCCTGCGCAAACGTCGGCAAAGAGTTCAAAGACACCGGCCTTTGCTGGGCTGCTTCACCGCCGCCTTCGCCCTCGTACCCGGGCAAATTGCGGAACGTGTCGCCGGCAGTGATGTCCTGACTGAAACGCGGCGCGCCAATATTGGTCTCGTCAAACGAACCGTAGGTGCGGCCAATCCCCGCGCCAGACGGCGTCATCATCTCGCGCGGCGTGCCGTAGCCTCCGCCCATGCCGCTGTAGTCTTGCTGCGAACGCGCAATCTGCAACGCGCGCTCAGTCGCCGTGGGGCGGAACTCAGTCGGCATGACCGTCATGCCCGACGCAGGGTCAGTAACGCCTTCCGCCTCAACAGGACGACCCGCAGCGGCAGGGCCGGGCAGAGAGTCACGCTGGTAGGCAATCGCCGCAGGGACGCCTACAGCGCCCGTGACAGCCGCCGCAGGCCCGGCAATCGGCACCTCAGGCCCATAACGCTGCTCGCGGATCGCAGCCGGCATAGGCGGACGCTCCGGCAGCATGGCGCGGATGTCGTCATCAGTCTTGTTTAGCACGGTCCCACCGCGCGGAACTTGAGAACCCTGCGGCACCTTAATGATCTTGCCGTCAGGCATCTGAACGACGCGGTTCGGCGCATTCGGCGCAAGGTTGTAGCTCACACGCGAGCCCGGCACAGGCGACATGAAATCGCGACGAAGCTTGTTGTAAGCCTGCTCCCAAGCGCCAAACGACGCCTCAGGACCGCGCGCAGACGCAATGATCTGCTTCGCTTCTTCAACAAGCGGATTGCCTCTAGGTAACTGCGCCATCACATGCCTCCCGGCCGGCGAAGACCCGGCTGAACGATTTGAGACTGATCAAGATTTTCCAGCGCAGGCTGTATCAGCGGCTCAACAAGCTCCGCGCTATACGGATGCACTGCGATGTTCTGCGCGAGATCAAGCAACTGGATGCGCTCCTTCGACGTGCGATCCGCCGCCTTGTTCGCAAGCTCTTGCTGCGCATATTGCATGTCGGCCTGCGCCTTCGCCATTTCGGTCTGGGCGCGCATCATGTCAGCCTGCGCCTTCATGTAGGCGATGTTGTCGCCCACTTGCGCCTTCATGCCGTCAATCTGCAATTTAGCCTGCGCCGCCTGCGCACGCGTCTGCGCATCCATCATCGCAGCCTGCGCGCGCATGCTGTCGTTCTGCGCCTTCGAATACTTCTCAAGCAGCTCCGGCGGAGGCTTGTTGCGCGCGAACTCGGGCTTGTAGAACTGCTCTGGGTTGCTCCAGCCAATCGCCTGCAATGCCGCAGTATCGACAGCAACGTCGTTAAACAGGTTCGGGTTCTGCGCCTGCATCTGCTTCAGCGCCGCGACCTTCATCAGACGCTGCGCATGGCTCGCCGTGTTTGGATCGGCGTGCGGCACAAGATCAGCATCCTCAAGAGCGTTCATAAACGTCTGCTCGTCCCACGGGTACGCCGGCCGCTTGTTCTGCTTCCAGAAGCTATCGGGATGTTCCTTGAACTCACGCACCAGAAGCTGGAATTCCTCCGCCTGCGCCGCATGCATGCGCTTGTGAACGGCGTTGAGGATCTTCGTCGCCTGCTCGATCATCGCGAGCGTCGTGCCCACAGGCGCGTCAGGACGGCCTTCGCCAACTTGCTGCTCGCTCGTTCCGCCAAGGCGCTGGCCAGTCTCCGCCATGTTCTGCACAAGGCTCATCAGCGCGCCGCCCGGCTCTTTGTACGGCAGCGGCATGATGGCGTCGCGGATCGCCGCACCACCAGTCTTGATCAACTGACCGCCGCCCGGAGGAATGCGGAAGATGTTGGTGTTCTGACGACCGCCCGCATCCGAATAAAGGAAGCCGGGGAAGTTCGCGTACATGCCCGCATCGAGCATCTCGCGCCACGCAGCCGTCACGGCGTTCGTGGTGTTGCCGAGAATGTGCAGCAAGCCAATTCCGTAGAAGCCCATGCCCGGCACAAACGTGTATTGCACGAAGTTCGCGCGCGGCTCAGGCAGGTCTTTCGTGTCTTCGTCGTAATTGCGGACAATCGAAAGGATCTTCTTCGACGACTCATCAATCGTCACGCGATACGGGATCTCAAGGCCCGTCTCTTTGCCCTTCAACTTGTGCTCGAAGCCGCGAATATTCAGCTCGCAGTAGCACTCGTAAATCTCGCGGTCGCGGTCTTCCGCCTTCGTCGCTTCCTGCTTGATGCCTTGCTGCTCGCGCTTCGCACGCTGCACGCTATCAAGTTCAACTTCTTTCGGCGCGCCAAGATCAACGTCGCGATAGACGCCCAAGATCTGCAATCTTTTCACAAGGCTCGGGCGCATGTATGTGCGATGCGTCACGCGCTTCGCATTGCGCAGGTCGGTCGCGCTGTTGTTCACGATCAGATCGTCAGCATCAACGCTCTCGCTCACAGGCCGGTTGCGCAGCGGGCAGTAGTAAACCTTCTTGAACGAACACCCGCCAAACCCCAGCATGAAAAGCATGCGGTCAGTGTCGGGGTAATACTCAGTCGCAGTGCTCGTCAGATAATGATTAAGATCGCGCTCAAGATAATTAGCGAGCAGATCTTCTTGCGCATAAGAAAAGTTATCATCATTGCGAACCTTCACAGGCCCGTCAGTCGGCAGCAACTCGCTGCGCGCGTTCGCCTGAAAGCGCAGCACCGCCTCCAACAGCAACGGATGCCGCACTTTGCTCATGCCATCGACAGGCGCGCCATCGCTCGCGCCCTGCACGCCCGGGATCTCGATCTTCAGGCCAAGAAGCTTGATGCCCTGCGTGCGATCCTCGATCCAATCACGCCGGCTCTCAAGGTCCGCCTCGATGCCGCGCAGCAAGTCATCGCTGATGCGCGAAAGCTCACCTTCGTCGATCTTCTCGACAAGGTTGTCGAACCATCCTTCAGACGACGACGCACCGCTGCGTTCAATCGGCGAGCCGTCCAGCGTAACGCTGATCGAGCCGTCAGGATGCTCGATGGTCAGGATGTTGCCCTTGTCGTCCATGCCCGGCCGGTCGCTGCCTTCGTCCGCGGCTTCGATGATGATCTCAGAGCCTTCGCTGAACATAGGTTCCTGCTCAGGCTGGATCTGCCGCAGGTTGGGCATCAGGCCGGGTGTAGCCATGGTCAATCCTCTTTCGAACCCGCGTGCTCCATCTCTTCCACGAAGCGGCGTAATCCTTCTTGTGCGGCTATTGTATCGGATTTGGCCTGTATTTCATAGTGACGCACAAAGTCGTGCGGCTCCTGCCCCCAGACCTCCACGCTGAATTGGCCTAGCACCTTAGGCGTTGGCTCGCGCTTCACGTCAACCACAGCGTTCGCAAGAATTCTTTTCATGTCACCCTCAGACGGAATAAAGCGGGGGCGGCGGCGAGCCCTTGTGCATCATGCTGTCCCTAAGGTCCGCCGCAAACTCCTCGCCACGCATCAGCAAGCCAATGTCGCGCAGGTGGCGCAGAGCCATGCTCACCGTATCGACGAGGTCGTCGTGCTTGCCCTTAGGGAAGATTTCGCACTCGTGGATCACCTTGTCGGCCCACGCACGGTCTGGCGCATACACCAGCCCCTCGGCGAACAGGTGCTGGATGCTGTAGACGCGCGATAGCTTGTCGAAGCCTTTGGGATCGTACATCTGCACCATGAAGTTGCGGTGCTGGTAGACGCGCCTGATCTCCTGCGCGACGCTATGCCCTGCGGCCTTGTTCTCGATGAGAAGCTTATCGACGTTGATGCGCATCGAGCTGAACGTCTTCACGACCTTCTGAATGAGCTCGTTGATCTCAAGGCGTTCGGCCCATGCATGCATCAGCATGACGCGCGCGCCAACTGTCTGCGGATCTCTCGCCGCATATTTCACGCGCGCAGCATCGTCAAACATGTTCGAGCGCGCGTCGAGATCAGACAGATCACCATCGCGTGAAACGTATTTGTTGTAGGTCTCGACCGACGTGCCAGTGAACACGCCCCAGACAGTCATCGCCGAATAGTCGTTCTCTGTCTTCGTCGTGTACGCAGTGTCGAGACACGCGATGACGTAATCCATGGGCGGGTAGATGCCGTCGCTATGCTCCCACGTCTTCCACCACGCGCGTTTAATGACGCCGCCGCCGCGTGGCGTGGGCTCTTGCTGGAACTGACCAGCGGTCGCGTATGGGCCCATCGTGCGCTCTTCGCGCTCGACGACTTCGAGAGGGAAGCGCGAAGGGAATAGAAGCTCGCCTTCTTCTGTGCGCGGATCTTGGAAGCCGATCATCGTCGTGTGACCATCGCGCCAATTGGCGTATCGCATGGGCAGCACGAGATGATCGTAGCCGAGCTGCTTGTCGAGGATGACGCCGCTCACGTCCTCTTCGTGCAGGCGCTGCATGACGACGATGATCGCGGACTCGACGGGATTGTTGAGACGCGTTGGCACCGCTTCAAGAAACCACTCCAACGTAGATGCGCGCATTTGATCGCTGTTTGCGCCTTCGACGCTATGCGGATCGTCGATAATCACGCGGTCGCCACGCGAGCCGGTGATCGAGCCTGCGGCCGCTGCTTGTCGAAATCCTGTCGCGGTGTTTTCGAATTTCGTTTTCTGGTTCTGATCTTTCGTGAGCGAGACGCGGTCGCCCCAGCGCGCCTGATACCACTCGCTCTCGATCAGGCGGCGCATGCGCAGCCCGTCGCGCACGGCGAGATCTTGCGTGTGCGATGCGCAGACGTAGCGCATGTGCGGCATGTTGCATGGGCCCCATTCCCACGCAGGCCAGAACACGCCGACCGTCAGAGATTTCATCGTGCCCGGCGGAATGTTGATCAACAGGCGATTGTAGAGAGATCCGTCTTCGAACTCGACGCCTTCAGTGATCGCTTCGAGATGTTCGCAGATCGCATCGATATGCCAGCCATGCACATAAGGCTGGCCCGGCTCGACGACATGCCACGACTGTCTGATGAACTCTGCGAGCGACAACTCGCATTTGCGTTTGCTGATCGCAAGCAGCGTCGCATCGACATCGATGTACTCGCCTTTGTAGAGAACGACGTTCATCCGTTGACGACCTTCAATCGCGACAACGCGTTCTCAAGCGCCTCGATCTGCTCTTCTTCCATGTTCTCAACATCAACGCGCTTCGCTTCGATCTTGATCGCGCCGCCGTTTGCGCCCGTAATCTCGTGCCGCTCGCTGTAGTCTTCGCGGAAACGTGACGCGACGATTTTGTTGTACAACGTCGCGTTGAAATTTCTGTCGTTCACTCCGCGTTGTCCCTGCTCTTCCCACCAATCCTGCGACAACGTCAACGCGCGTGCGAGAGCAGTGCGGAATTCTTCGTGCTCTTCGCGCCATCTAATCACGCTCGCCTTATCGACACCGAGACGCGCGGCCATCTGCGTGAGGGATTTCCCTTGCTCGCCCATTTCGATCACCTTCGCGCAATACTCGGCGCGATACAGCGACGGCCGCCCTCGTTTGAGCGGTTCGTCCGACACCTTAGGCGCAGGCTCGATTTTGGATTTCGCCATGGTTAAGCTCCCTCATAACCCACTAGAATATAAGGGTTTTTAAGGGCGCTTGACAGGTGCAAATATTTCATGTTTCCTATGCTTGTGATTGATATTTACTGTAGCTTGACTGTAAGGAGATCGACATGACGAAAGTTCAACGCACTAATTTAGACCGCCCGGCGCGCAGAGTTTCGGATGTCAACGACATCTTGGCGCGGGCTGGGCATGGCGAGCGCCTCGTCAAGGGTGACGGATACATCTACTGGGCCGAGGGCGACGCTCCGAGCTGGTCCGAGACATCCATTTACGTTTACCGCCTGTCGGACCTGACGATCAGGCAATATCTCGAGGACCATATGTCCCGAGTTTGCGGGCACCTCGAAGCCAAGTGACACCAACGGGGGCTCCGGCCCCACCCTCTCACCTGATGGAGAAATCAGATGGAATATGAAACACGCTTCAAAAAAATCACCGCGCAGGCGCTGGCGATCTGGACGAACAACGGGCGCGATTTTTACGACGAGCTGATTGATGACATTGATAAAGAAAAACTGTGGCAAGCGCGTTGCAGCGTACATGACGCCGCCGCGAACGCATATGGCACCGATATGAGCTATGACGAATGGCTAGCTGCGACTATAACTTGGCTAAACAAACAGGCGGGTCGCGCCTGACGTTTTAAATCTCACCCTCTCACCTGATGGAGATCGACATGGCATTCCAAAAACATTACCGCAAGCGGGGAGGAAAAACACCCGCTTGACACATGAAAAAACTGCATGCTATTCTGATCTGGTAATCGCAACCTTAGCTGTAGATGGAGTTACCCATGCGCAACCTGCAGAAAGAAGTCGCCGACCGCATCCTCGCCGCCATGGAGACGGGCGTGCTCCCGTGGGTGCAGCCGTGGAGCAGCACGAACGCGGGCCTGCCCAAGAACGCCCGCACCAAGCGCGCTTATTCGGGCGCGAACGTCATTTTGCTTTGGATCACGCAACAGGAGCATGGCTATTCCTCGAACCAATGGCTGACGTTCAAGCAGGCGCAGGAGCTGGGCGGCAGCGTGCGTAAGGGCGAGAAAGGGACAACCGTGACGTTCGTCTCGCGGTTCGAGAAATCAGACGACGCGGGCAATGTCGCGTCCATCCCGTTTTTGAAATCATTCACCGTGTTTAACGTCGAGCAGTGCGAGGGCCTCGATCTCGACGCGCCTGCGCCGCTGGAGATCAACCCCGACGAGCGCGACGCGGCGTGTGACGCGTTCATCGCCGCCACGGGCGCAGTGATCCATCACGGCGGCGACCGCGCCTTTTATCGCCCGTCAGGCGACGAGATCCGCCTGCCGGCGTTCGAGCGGTTCGATAGCCGCGCGAGCTACTATGCGACGGCCCTGCACGAGCTGGTGCATTGGACCGGAGCGGAGAGCCGTTGCAACCGCCAGTTTGGCAAGCGCTTTGGCGACAACGCATATGCAGCCGAGGAACTGGTCGCCGAGCTGGGCGCTGCGTTTCTCTGCGCCGAGCTGGGTCTCGACGCCGTCACCCAGCACGCCGCCTATATCCAACACTGGATTGAGCTGGTGAAAAGCGACCCGCAGGCGTTTATGACCGCCGCCAGCAAGGCGAGCCAAGCCGTCGAATTCCTGCGCAAGCAGGGCTCGCAGGAGGAATTAGCAGCCGCTTGACGGCTGCAATTTCTTCATGCTAATCTGATTGAGTAGTGGTTAGCTTAACTGTAGATGAACTGGAGGTTCCAATGCTTAACGTGTCCCTGATCCCCGCCCTCACCGCCGAGCAGGTCGAGCGCTATGTCGCCATCACCAAAGAGATCAAGGCGCTGGAGGCCGAGAAGGCCGCCATCGCCGAGGCGTTGCTGACCAGCGGCGACACCAGCGCCGCGGGCTTCGAGCACCGCTTGCAGGTGAGCGAAGTCGAGCGCGCCGCGCTGGACCCCGCCGCCGTGCGTCGCGTGACGACGCCGAGCGTGTTCATGGCGCTCGCCTCAATCAAGGTCGAGGCCGCCCGCAAGGTTTTGAGCTCTGACGCGTTCGCCGCGTGCGCCACGTTTGAGCGTTCGAAGCGCATCGTCATCAAGTCGATCTGAGGAGGACAACATGGATCGCCCCATCGTTCAGAGTTTCTATCGTTACGTCGTGAAATTCCCTCGCCCCAACCTGACATGGGGCGAGGAGACCTTCGTGTTTGGCGACCGTGAGGAAGCGCAGCGGTTCCTGCGCGAGGTGCGCCGCCGGGGCTTTGAGATCGTCGGCTGGTCCGCCGGCGATCTTTACACCGCCCAACGGGCGCTCGACGACATCAGCCATTTTATGGGCCACCGCGCCGAGGAAATCATCGATTGAGGAGGGAAAAATGCACAATTTTCCGAAATCTGTCGCCGACATGTGCGGCGTCATGCTCGACGCGGTCGCCGCTGCGCGGCCGCAGGAGCGTCAAAAGTATGACAACCCGATCCAATGGAAACAGGAGGGTGACGGAACCTTGACGCTGACCCTGCGCGATCAGGTCGTGGGCTGGGCCAACCCGACGAAACTGGATCGGCGTGACCGGAACGCATTTCGCGCCGTCTCGGTTCACGGCGATGTGCGCCTTTGCTGGTCGCAGAACATGGCGCGGGATTGGCTGTTGGAGGTTTATCACTGATGACCGCACCCACGCCCCCAACCCCTGACGAGCTCAAAGCTTTGCTTTGGCAGGCGAACCTCCTAAACCGCGAACTGGCCGAGCTGGTCGGCGTGTCCGAGCGCACCGTCTACTACTGGCTCTCGGGCCGCGTGAAAACACCGCGGGCGGTGGTCGAACTCCTCCGCCTAAAGGTCCAGATCTCAGGGCAGGCTCTCTGAGCCTCTCAGGAGCCCGCTGACAGCCTTCCAAGGGGTCTCTGGTATCCAGAGGCCCCTTTTCCTATTAGACAGCCTCCAGCGACCTCCTAATGGCCTCCAGCGGCCATCAAAACGGGATCGGGTCATTCAACAGCCCGCGGCTGTCCGCCACGCCGTCGAGCGGGTCGCGTATCTCCCTGCGGGATGCGGTGACGGTCGCCCCGGGGAATGTGGCCTTCGCCTTCACTATTGCCGGATACGCCTCGATCAGGTGCGCGATCTCGTCGAGCGTGTACACCTGCACCGCACGGCCGTCCGCCATCACCCTGCGGGCGTCCTCGTTCGTGCGGACGATGGAGAGCACCACCCCCTCGCTGGTGACCGCCTCCCATACGTCGGGCGGCTGCGGCGGCCTGTGAGCCGCCTCCGCCGCCTTGTCGAGGGCCTTCCACGCCGTCGCCATGCGCTTGGCCTCCCTGATCAGCTCTGGATAGGCGCCGTAGTGAATGGCGCGGTTGAATAGATATCGCTGCCTGTCGAATTTCTCGCGCATCTCGACGCTGACGAGCATGCGCAGCCGATCCACGCCCCATTTCCTTTCCATCTCGATGGCGACGGCGTCGGTCTCGTCCACCTCAGCCTGCCCGGCGATGAATGTCCCCACCGTCTCCATCCACGGCGCCACGGGCCTGTCAGGGCCAGCCTCAGGCGTGGACGCCTGTGCGCGCCCCCGCGCCTTCCCCTGCCCGCTCATGCCGTCCTCCGCGTCGCCATCGCCTGCGCGACGATCCACTCCAAAATCTCCGCATGATTTTTTTGCAGATATGCGACATCCCGGTTTCGCGAATGACGGCCGCCGCTCACGCCGACATAAAACAGCGTGCGCCTGCGCTTCTCCTCGCCGACGTAGTACAACTTGCACGAGACCCACCGCTCGTTGCTCCACTCCCCGACCAGCGTCAGCACCCAGTCGCCTGTCTGCGCGATCAGTATCTCGTCATGCCGTGGCGGTGACCGCTTGCCAATCGGCGCAATGTCGAGCGCCGACTGCCTCACGCCGTCGCCCGCATCCGCGCTCGTCTGCGCCTCCGTCTGCGCTCCATTTTCAATTTTCAATTCCGTCTGCATCTCGCCCTCGCTCGTCCGTCTGTCACTGTGAAAACCGCGGGGGAGTTCAAGCGACCCCGCGGTGGTACCCCTAATGGGGTACCGCTTAATTCCGCAAATTATCCGCACCAATGATTTCAATGGCTTACGCTAATTTATCCGCATTTATCCGCAATTCTCCGCAAATCCTATTCCGCAAGTGTTTTCAATGACTTATGCTATTTTATCCGCAAATCGACGATTTTATCCGCAGTTATTCCGCATTTATCCGCACCTTTGGCTAGAGTGTTAATTGCCTGTTTCCTCGCGCCAGACGACCGGCTTGTCGTTCTGTTTGAGGGCGCGCTCCACGGCCGTGCAGGCTTCGCTGATGCGCCCTTGGTTGATGTTGAAGATGCTGGCCAGATCTTGCTGCGCGATGCCGCGAACGTGATACGACCATGCGACGATGATTTTCTCTTCGAATGTTAAGCTCGTGCGGGTGTGTGCGTTGTCCTGCATTGTTCGCTCCTGTTGGTTAGTGGGTCTTTTCTTTCGGCGCGCGCTTTAACAGCGCGGCGATTTCCTCATCCTGCTTGTGCATGACGGCCTCCGCGCGCGTCAGTAACTTGCGGAGGCGCGCGTTTTCGGTCTGCAATTCTTTCACCGATTTGATGGTGTTTTTGAATTCCTGCGCGACCGTTCTCGTGAGCTGTTCGTAGCTCGTGACGAGCTTGTGGAGCGCCTCGATATGATCGGCGGCCTCTGATGCGATGCTATGGCGTAAACCCGTCTCCGGGTCTTCTGCGCGCAGGCGTTCGACTATGTCTTCCATGGCCTTCTCCCCTAGAACGTGCGCCAGTTCTCGACCGGCTGGATGCCGAGCGACTTGGCCTGCTTGTCCCTGTATGTGAGCACGAAGTCGCCAGCGATGGAGACGCGGTGCTTGCGATAGTCGTCCACCGTGAAGATGCCGCTGTCAGGATCGCCAGACCGAGAAGGCGTTCCGTGGATCATGCTGGCAGGGAAGATGAACATGACGCCCTCCTTAGGGCCAAAGCTCCACGTGTAGGAGTTCAGCCACGTCCACTCTGACGGCGGTGCGTTCTTGATGCACCCGGCGAACGGTTCGTGCCTGTAGTCGTCCTGCTCGAACACCAGCGCCATGTCCGCGTCTTCAGGGATGTTGACGTAGTAGACGAAGGACAGGTGAGCATCCCGGTGAGCGTGCATGGGCGTGGCGCGCTCACGCACGATGTTCATCCAAGACTTCACGACGTTGAATTGATAGAGGCCGGGATCGACCTTGAGCGTCTCTATGTAGGTGCGCGCCAAATTCGTCGCCATCTCGAACACCGGCCTGAACGCCTTTTCATGGTGCATGGTGAGATGGCCGGTCAGCTCATTGGAGAAGCCCTTGTCGCTCATGTAGCCGAGGATCTTCTTCTCGAACGCTTTCTTTAGTTCAGCGTGATCCTCGTTGAAGGTTTCCAGAACGAGCGTCGGGAAAAGCGCGTGCTCAATCGTTTGCATCTTCCCCCTCCAGCGCAGCGCGGACAGCTTCATCAATCATGTCCTGAATAGCTTTCGCGACTGCATTTTCCCCAAAATGGGAAAAGTTTTCACCCATGCGGTCCAATGCGCTAACTAACCTTCTTTGTGTCTCTGTTAACTCAGTTATTTCTATAAAATCGGGTCTTTTATACATCTTTCCCCTCCAGCGCAGCGCGGGCGACAGAACGAAAGTCCTGCTGAGAATACACAGGCGTGTATTCGGCATAGAACCGCAGCGCCTTCTCAAGCGCCTCTATGCGGTCGGCGGCTTCAAACATTGTGCCTACGCAGCCGCCATAGATAGGCGTCCAATCCTTGCGCAGCCGCTTCACAAGATCATTGCTCATTTGCTCAACTCCGATCTAATCCAAGACAACAAAAACAGTTCAGCATTCGGAGCGTCCCCATCCCGATCAGCGATCATGTCGGCCCTGCCTTCGAGATAAGAACAAACCTCTTCAAGGATTTCTTCAAGCGTTTCTGTGCGCTTCATTGCTGCGGCGTATTTTTTGTTTATGTCATTCATCCCCATCATTCCTTTCGCTATTTCAACAGATGCAGCTAATTCTGACATGTGGCTCATCAGTCAATCCCTCCTATGACCTGTATGCCCATCCTCTTTGAATGCGTATCGCACAAGCCCTCCTTGATGACCTCATTCGTTATCCATTGATCGATGAGGAACTGAGCGATCTTTTCAGGCACGCTATATCGAACTTGCATCATAACAATCGCGCTGCGCGCCTTGGCTCGCCCATGTGTTGAAAGCGTCCAAGGGTTCTTATCAATCCACGCCTGACGCATTTCGTCAAGAATTCTCCTAAGAGTTTCCTTCTCAGGCAGTTTGTTCTTTGGCTTTTTGTCTTCAGACAGCGGGCGGGCAATTAGGGACTCGCCGCCGATAGTATTGGGGATTGGCTTCCTGACTAACTCGAACGGAAGTCTCCACCCATCCTGCGCGCTCTTGATCTTGCGGGCGATGATCTCGCCGGTCCATTCGCCTTCTTCGCGCTCGACCTGCAACAAAAAATCGCCTGCGCCGTCGAAGACGGTGCTGCCGCGCAGATTGCCGGCGCGGCTGGTGTGGTGAACGCCTATCACGGCCGTGTCGAACGCCTCACGCACCGCGTCACAGGCGCGAATAAACAACGTCATATCTTTTTGCAGGTTCTCGTCTGCCCCGGGTAGCACACGGCTAACGGTGTCAACAAAGACTGCAACGGGCTGGCCGTTCTCGACGGTGAGCTTCGCGACGGTTCTGAGCAGGCGCTCGACATCAGGCTCCGCCATGAAGTTGATGTTCTGCCTGATCAGGAAAAACGGAAATGCGTCAGAGATTGTTTGCTGCTCGACTTCCCATGCGCTGATGCGGTTCTTGAGATCGCCAACGCCTTCTGAAGATATGTAGAGGACGGGGCCGCTCTTATAGATCTTGCGGTCCCACCATGACTTAATTGAGCCGGCGACTGACAGAGCAATGTCGAGGGCGATGAACGTCTTGCCGCAGCCGGGAGCGCCATAAATGAAGCCCATTGCGCGCTCGATGATGAGCTTGTCGATCAGGTACTTTGGCTCAGGCAGCGCCTTGATGCCCACGATGTTGAGCATCTCGTAAGTGTCAGACGCTGGTTCGCGCGTGATCTCGCCGGTTGAGGCGTCGAACTTGAGCGTCGTCGCCTCTTCGTATTTATCGCTTGTAGGGTTTTCTCGCCGCCCGCCCGGCGGCTCTTGCTGCGCATGTTCACGAACCTTGCCGTCCCACTGTTTGAAGGCGGCGTAGGTTTTGAAGAGGACCATGGAGTATCCACGGCCTTCCCTCTCTAGAAGGTCCGCCCGGGACACGCCCGGCACCTTTAGACGGCTTTCGACGTTGCGCTCGTAAGTGGCGAAGATTTCGGCCGCAATGCGGTCGATTTCGCTTTGCACCAGCGGGATTGGCGCGGCTCTGTATTCTTCGACGACACGCGCCCAGACGAGCCTCGTCGCATAGTCCTCGCGGCCGTCGATCACGCGCCCAAAAGGCGTCATCGAATGCGGCGGCGTCGGCGTCTTCTCACCCGTCACCGAGACAGAGCGGCCGCCGTGCTCTTCCGCAAGCCGGTCAATCTCGTCGCAGAGCCACGAAGGCGCTTCGAGGATATCAGTTTCCCAAGGTGAAAATCCTTCATCCCATTTGTAGTATGCGCCGCTTTCATGCTGCGACGGCGGCAGCATGGCGAAGCCACCTGCGCCTCGAACATCCACTCCCACGCTAGTCTTGAAAGTCGGCGAATTCCAACCACTTGGCGCGCGAAACAAATACTGTTTCCCGCCGCCGCCGGTTGTCTGCGATGGCGTCTCAAGATCGCCGCCCATGTTGTGTAGAGACAGGATGCCTTCCCACCAAAGGCGGGCGCTGTCCTGTTTTTGGAGATCGACATCGACCACAAAGACGCCGCCGGAGCAGGCCCCCGTGATGATGCCCATGTTTTGACGACGCACATGCTCGCCATCTGACCCGTACCAGCGTTGGAACGTCAGATCAGGCGCGAGTTCGTGCTCGAGAGCGCGCCACTGCGGCAGCGCGGGCCTCTTCCATGACTTGCCGCCGTCGCGCGGCGTATGCGCCGGGACGACCTGCAAGCCCAAATCTCTGTATGCCTGCGCCCAGTCTGGCGGCGCAGCAAACTCAGGATCAAATTGCATCAGCTCACTCATCAGAACAACGTGTCTGCGCCAAACTTCGCGATCAGGGCCGCTTCCGCGCGGCCGTGGTCCTTCTTGCGGCGAAAGCCTTCCGACGATGGCCACAACCGAATTGCCAATGCGCGCGCGGCTTCCTTATCAGGAGGCAGCCGGAAATGCCGTTTCCATACGCCGGGAACGACTAAGGTGTAGGGCGTCTTCATCGCAGCGATCACGCCGCGGGCCATGCCGTATGCGGTGCCGAATTTAAAAGTGCTCGACAAACCCTGCTTAGGCATAGCCCCGACCCGCTCTATAACGGCATAGTCGGGCTGAAATTTTTGCATAAGGTCAGCCAGCGCCGCGCAGTCGATCTCGCCATCGACCGTGGGCACATCATAAACGGCGATCTTTTCAGGAAATTCAAAGAAGTAAAAAGCGACGGCTCCGCTCGCCCCCGGGTCCACTCCCATGATGCATCTGATCATTGTTTTTTCCTTTTCTTATCGTGATTAACGAAATCGTTAACGGACAGAAGGCCGCCTGTTTGCGTGATTAGGGGAAGCCGCCAGCGGTATGGCACATGGTTGCGCTGCCGCCATTTCTTGCGACTTTCCCTAGAGACGCCAATAGCTTCCGCGGCGCGGTCGATCAGCATCCAGTCGAGTGGTGATTTGCTCATCTGGCGAAGGTAGGGACAAATTGTCCCCTTTGTCAAATCGGGGCTGGGGACAAACTGTCCCGGCTCCAGTTGACAGCCAAACGCATCGCGCTCATATTCGCTGCATGACGAATTGTTTTGAACGATACGAAATCGATCATCTGTCACCGTCTGCTTGCAACCTTTTCGTTGCATCTCCGGCGATGTATGTGATGGAGCGCATCCTCAAGCGCAAAGCGCCTGTAGGCGCTGCGGCTCATCGCGGCAACGCTGTTGAAGCTGGCATCGCGAAGGGCTTGTTTGATGACGCGCCTTTGGAAGATTGCGTGTCTGAGGCTCGCAAGGTTTTCTCAGGTCTCGCCGCTTTATCTGGCGACCCGCGCAAAGAGAAAGAGATCACGGCCATCCCCGCGATGGTGAAGGCCGGTCTGCAAGAATTGAAGCCTTACGGCAAGCCATCGTCTGCGCAGGGTAAGATCGAGTGGAAGGTCGAGGGCCTCTTCGTCCCCGTCATTGGGTTCTACGATTTTGAGTGGGCCGATCACGGCATCCTCGTGGATCTAAAGACAACGCATAAGTTGCCGTCGAAGATAAGCACTAACCACGCGCGTCAGGTCGCGCTCTATAACGCCGCGCGAGGCAACAATCTCGACACGCGCGTTTGCTATACGACGCCATCGAAGACGGCCGTCTATCGATTGGAAAACAGCGATGAGCATGTAAAGGCGCTTGAAAAAATCGCCTTCGCCATCCAGCGCTTTTTGTCAGTCACTAACGATCCGCAAGAACTCGCGTCGATTGTGATGCCTGACGTGGACAGTTTCTATTTCGCCGATCCTCTAGCGCGCAAAAACGCGTATGAGGTGTTTGGCATCTGAGCTTGCTCAAGTGAGCGGGAGCATGCGGTGAGCTAAATCACCGCTTTGGAGTGTGTCATGGGTCTTGGTCTTAATTACCGCCGTTCTGGCGGCGGCGACTTTCTGCCGGTCTGCAAGTACGACGCGCGCGCTGGCCGTGCGTTTCGTGTGGATCGTGAAGACGGTCAAAACAATCCGGTCGATATCACGCGCAACTTTAAGGCGGTGTTCGACATGGAGAACATCGAGGTGGGTTGGATTGCATTTCCTAAGGGAGCCGCGCCCGACTTCCAGCTCGTTCCTCTCGGCGAAGAGTTCCCAGAAGAGGGCCCGACGCCGAACCATAAGCAGGGCACGCGTTTCGTGATTAAGTTGAGCGCCGAGTGCGGCGGCGACTGTCGCGAGATGGCCTCGACGGCCGGCGCGTTCCTCGATGGGTTCAACGCGCTGCACGACGATTATATCGCCGGCTCCGCGAAAAACCCCGGCAAGCTGCCTGTCGTTGTTCTTGATGACACCATCGCCGTCGAGTCCGGCGGCGGGAACAACAAGAGCACGAACTACCAGCCGCAATTCAAGATCGTGTCTTGGGTGCCGCGGCCTAAGGATTTGAAGCCGTCACCACGCGGAAAAGCTGCGCCGTCTCGCCCGTCTGCGCCGCCTTCCACGGGGTCACAAAGGGTCGAAGCTCCGCAGAAAGCGCCGGCAATGGCCGCCGCTGACGACGAGGATTTCGGCTGAAGAGGGGGTAGCCTTGGGGGAGCAATCCCCCAAGGTTATTTATGGAGGCTTCAATGGCTAAAGCAGGACACAATTTGAACCCGTCGCATCTCGCCTCGTTCATCGATAGGATCGAGGCGCTCGAAAGCGACAAGAGCCAAATCGCAGAAGACATCAAGGACATCTATCTTGAGGTCAAATCTGCGGGGTATGACGTGAAGATCGTTCGAGCCGTGATTAAGATGCGTGCTGAAGATAAAGAAAAGCGCGACGAACGTCAGGCTATGATCGATCTCTATATGAATGCGCTGGGCGATCTGGCCGACACTCCTCTCGGGCGTGCGGCGATTGAGAAGATTTAAGGTGAAGAAGTGATCTTACTCATCACAATGAACATGCCGTCTGCGCAGGGATATCTGGTCCATCAGGTGACTGTGGAGCACCCTGCGCAGACTATCGACGAGTTCTATAAAGAACTCCACGAAACGGATTTTGTTTTTGCGACACAGTTGTATCGCAAGAAAGATCCGCGAGGTGATGTCCATTGGGAAGATCGCGGTAAGATCATTCTCAACAGCGCCCATATAGGCAAAGTGCAAGAGTTCATAGAATTCGCAAATGCGCCTGAACAGACGTTTGGGTTCTCAAAAGGTGAATACGGGGTGGCTGCATATGAAACGCCAAGGCCCGTGAGAAGAAAGGTCTGATAATAGTTTCGGACTTATGATCTGTTGATGGAGTTAGAAATGGCTATGCAAAAGACTACGAGCGTTGTCGCTATATCTGCGCCCAAAATCCAGACTGCGACGTTTCGCCTGATTGGCACGTCGCCGTTCGTTCAAGCCCGCTTCTCCGCCAAAGCAAAACAAGCGATGATGGCGAAAATGGCTGCGGGCAGCACCAGCAAAGGCAAGAAGGTCCGCGAGGCGCGTGACTTTGATCAGGACTGCCGGGACGCCATGCATATCGGCGTTGATGGCAAGGCTGGCGTGCCGGCTGGCGCGTTCCGCAACGCGATGATCTCCGCCTGCCGTCTCGTCGGGTTCAAGATGACGCTCGCGAAACTGTCGGTCTTTGTCGAGGCCGATACGTTTGACGCCGTCGATGGCGTGCCTCTGGTGCATGTACACGGCGACTGGGAGCGTCTTGATATGCATACGCGCAATGCGACGGGCGTCGTTGATATTCGCGTGCGTCCCATGTGGCGCGAGTGGTGGATCGATCTGCGCGTGAAGTTCGACGAAGATCAGTTTACTCTGACTGACGTTTCCAACTTGCTGATGCGTGCAGGTGTGCAGGTTGGGATTGGTGAAGGCCGTCACGACAGTAAGTCGAGCACGGGCCTTGGGTTTGGCTGCTTTAGAATTGGAGAGGCCGAATGATCTCAAGGGAGCGCATGCGTGCAATTCGTGAGGAATTGCATAGCCTAATGTCTGAGGGGCGCTTGCGCCCCGAGGACGTTGTCGATGCGGCGCGAAACCCGAACTCCGCGTTGCACTCTTACTTCACTTGGGATGACAGCGAGGCGGCTGCGGCTTACCGGCTGCAAGAGGCGCGCGCTCTCATCAAGAGGGTGAAGGTCGATGTTGTCAGGACAGATGAAGAAGTTGTGCGTGTTCCAAGCTTCATCCGTTCGAACGGCGGATATCAGGAAACACAGGTGGTGACGGTCAATAAGCCCGATCACTATTCGGCCATCCTGATCACGCTGGCGCAGGTATCGACTATGCTGACCAATCTTGCGGCTCCAGAGCTGGATGAATTGGTTGAGCATGTCGAGGCCGTCCGTCTGGGGATATCCCAGAAGCGCGATGTCGCATAACGCGGCAGGCGTGGCATCGCTAGGCGCGGCCGAGTTACGCTCGGATCGGCAAGGCTAGGTAAGGCAGGCAAGGCGATCCGTCGCACGGATTGGCCCGGCTGGGATCGGCAGGCAAGGCGCTGCGTGGCAACGCATGACGCGGCAAGGCTTGGACTGGCAACGCAGGCATCGGAAGGCAACGCTTGGCGGGGCTTGGTGAGGCGACGCAGGCATCGAATGGCGCGGCAAGTTGAGGCACCGCAGGGCATAGCAACGCAGGCAACGCCCGGAGAGGAAGGGCACGGATGGGCGAGGCATGGCAAGGCAGGCATGGGCAGGCATTGCAAGTCGGGGCTGGGATTGGCACCGCAGGCGAGGAGACGCTAGGCACAGATCGGCCGGGCATCGCATTGATGGGCGAGGCAGGCGAGGGCTGGCAATGCGAGGCGAGGCCGGGCGAGGCTAGGCAGGCGAGGCAACGCCCGGCGGGGCAACGCCCGGCAAGTCGAGGCGACGCAGGCAAGGCATTAAACTCTTAACTGAAGGAATAGAAAATGAACCATAGAGATGTACTCACGAAGGCCGCATCAATTCTGAACGAGAGACACGCGCAATATGGTGCGATGGAGCTTTGTTTAGAACGGGCGGCGAAAATCTCATCAATCATCACGTCGAAGTGGATCACCGCATATGACGTGGCTCTTGTCATGCACGCTGTTAAGCTTGCAAGGCTGGAGAACAATAGGTCTAATCCAGAGAACTACGTCGATGGCATCAACTATCTTGCTTTCGGCGCACAACTTTCTACAGCGCAGCCAATTGAAAACATAGAGGACGATATAGCCGCCATGGCACGGCGGTTGGCTCCAAAAAAGGAACAGAGATATGCGGAAGACAATAGCGGCAGTAACGGCAGCGGCAGTGACAACGGCCGCCCTGATACACCCTCTGGGGGCTGAACCCGAAAGCGCCGCCGAGTTCTTCTACAAGGACCGTCTCTATTGGAGCAAAGGCATCGCCGCTCCTTCAAAGCTTTCATGGGCCGGGAGCTTGTCTCCCGTCTCATCTCGCACGCCTGATAAGGAAACCGTCGCAAAGATGGTCGCCTATGCGGCGCGTGAAAAGCTTGGGCAAGAACGCGTTTCTGACACGCTCAGACTGACGCGTTTGGAGTCGGGATATCGCTGCCATGTGCTTGGTCCTAAAACCAAACACGGGCGCGCTGTCGGGCCGCTGCAAGTGCTGCCTAAGAGCGCAGAGGCGCTTGGGATTTCTGCGCACGATCTTCATACCGACTGCAAGGCTCAAATTGAAGCCGGGCTGCGGCACATGGAGAAGTGCATAGAAGCAGGTGCGCGTTCTTACAATCAATTGGCGGCGTGCCATGTCGCCGGTTGGCAGGGATGGAATAAAAGGCTTTCGCGTCGCGCTGAAGCGTACAAACAGAAATACGTTCGCATGGCCGCCACAACGCAAGTGCCGGCTTGGGCAGGGAAACTACACACATGGTAGATTATCTTCTCTTTCTAATCTGCGTCATGGCGACGATTGGCTCCGTTCCGGCGGCGCTGTTTTTGTTCGCCGTGACGGTGAGTATGGCCCGCACTATCTTGGAGCTTGTGAGAGGGTAAAATGGAAGATCTTGATAAGCTGTCAAAAAAAATTTTGGAACTTTGGCTGAAAGATAAGACGACGACAGAAATAGGCGAGATGCTTGGCATGACCAAGAATTCTATCGCCGGTCGCATACATCGCATGCGGATGAAAGGGCATTTAGCTCCAAGAAGAAATCCAGAGAGATATCAACTCCCATCGTACCCGCCTAAAATAAAGAATAGGCGCATCATCCGGCAGATTAACAAGGGCGTTCGACAGGCCCCTGAATTAAATTTCCCGGCTGCTAAGAAGCCGCTTGTCACGCATCACGAAAAAACCTTGATGCAGCTTACGATTAACTCGTGTCGGTACATCGTTTACATGGGCGAAAAACACGAGACGCTTTATTGCGGAGCGCCCAAAGAACGAGGCTCTTATTGCAAGTCGCATGCTGCGCTTTGCTATATCAGGGCGAAGGACTACGGGAAGGTCGCCTTGAAAATGGCGAGGAACAAGTGATGATGTTGAGACTAGACCCGCCCATACCGTTGGAGACACCGCGTGGAAAGGCTCTTGCGCACTTTATTGTGGACTATGGCGCGGAGCATCACTGGATGTGGGTTTGCTTTCAAGAAAATGGCGAGTGTTGGACATGGCAAAACACCGATATACGCGCCGAGACTAATCCAACATTTGGACGCCACAGGGAGGCCAAGGCTAACAATGAAAGATAAACACATATGCTCCGGCTGGCACTACACGTTTGGTTGGCTACGCCGATCTGAACTCGATAATGACGGGTACTACTGCTATGAGGACGGTGAGGGCGACCAATACTACACGGACGCTCTTCACCATAAACATGCAGTCTACCTTGATTGCTGGGAAGACGCAGTTAGCGGCGAGCGATATCTAGCATTTAGCCCTGTGCCAAAGGTTTTTAAATGCCGCTCATAATGTAAGAAACCGCGAACGGGTTGGCGACGGGGCCAGACCCGCCACCCGCCGCGGCGATAGTGATCGAGCCATCGCCGTTTGTGATCGTTACGTTAGACCCGGCGGTGAGCTTCGCTTTTGAGAGACTGCCAGTGGAATTGCCAATCAAAAGGTCGCCATTTGTGTAAGTGATGTTGCCCGTGCCGCCGTTTTGAACGGTCACAGGCGTTTGCAGCGAGATAACAGTGCCAACCACATTGATGCCGGTTCCCCCGGTGACCGGAGAGTTATCGGCAAGAAAAACGCTAACGCCATCTGACCAAATAAACGTGTTCGCGCTTTGAGTGGCCGTGACGGAATAGGGGCCAGCGCCAGCCGACGACAGGGTGACTGTAAAAGCACCGCTGGTCGCGTTATCGACGATATAAAAACCTGAAACGCTGGCGGGGAAGAAGACCGTGACGTTGCCAGACAATGTGCCGGTCAACTTAATGCAAACATTCTGGCACTGCGTTTGGGTCAGCGTGACGTTCACGTTGGTCAAAGACACCGTCAGAGTGCCGCCGAACGCCTTATCGATGATGTCCCAGTCCGCGTTAACTGGCGTGTTCCAGTCATCCACGAAGCTGTTGTATGCCGGCTTCTCGATGTTTTTGTTTGGCGTAAAAGTTGAAGGCATGGCTCAACCTCAGATGTTCTGTTGCGCGACTTCGAGAGCCTTGGCGATGTGGTCGTCATGTGAGTCCAAAAGGGACTCGGTCGCGGAATTGATCCGCTTCTTGGCGTCTTCAGCCATGCGCACAAGCCTGTCGGCGCGGCTGTCATGGCTGCCAATGCGGCCACCGGACTTGCGCTCAATACGGCCGCCGGTGTTCTGGTTGAGATACTCTTCCGCGCGGCCGGCTTGGAACAGCGACTGGGCGGCGGTCGGCGACATTTCATAGAGCTTCGACGGCGCGCCAGCGGCGCGACCTGTCAAATAATTGACGCCGCCTACGAGCTTAGGAGAGCCCATGGCGACGTGCGCGACGTGGGCCGGGTGTAGGAGGGCCGCGGGGCCTAGAACGGCTCCTGTGCCGCCGTAGAGGGCTCCTGAGGCCACTATGCCGCGCAGACCCTGCGGGAGGTAGGGCGATAGGTCATAGCCGGCTATGGCGGAGATGAGCTGCGGGTCGCGCTTATAGAGATCTTCGAGCAGATTGCCCTTGTCGCCGCCGCGATAGCTCCGCAGGATTTTGTTAATGCGGGTGTCGGTGCTTTTGCCGCTCAGAAGGGCCGCCCGCATATCGTTAAGCTTCTCGGTGGCGGAGCCGTATTCTTCCATGATTTTGGCATAGCCGGGATCGACGTTAACGATAGACTGCCGCACTGCGTTATATGCATCGTCAACGATCTTGCGGGCCTGCGGGTTCCCGCGCGTGTCCGGCTTCAGGTCGCCGATAGCCTGCTTGAGCGCATCGAAACCTTCAAGGGTCTGATGCGGAGATCCCGGCGGCTTAGAGGCCCAGCGGTTGACGACCGCCTCAACGGCGTTGAGAGCCTCCTGCGCACCACGGTTGGTGGTCTCTCCGTAGAAAGCGCCGACGCCTTTGCCGGTAGCGCCGCGAGACTGGTTAATCACGTCCATCACCGGCTGGAAATCCAAGCCCGTCTGCGCCTTGATAGGGTCCATGCCGGCGATGTAGTTCCGACTACGATCTTCAGCGACCTGCCGAACGCCAGATTGAATGCGGTCGATCAGATCGCCTGCATCCGCCTTGCCAGTATAGTGCGCCCAAAAGACAGGGTCGCGATCCATGCCCGCCTTGGCCGCCGTCTGCAACGAGCTGAACGCCGCGCCGGACTGGATCGTCGCAGGAATGTTGAAGGCGGTCGTCGCAGCCTTCGCAGCCATTTTGGGCGCTTGCAGCGCGATGTTCAGCGGGTCGGTTGTCTTTCCAACAGTCGCAGCCAGCTCGCCGGCCTTGCCGATCACGCCCGGAGCCTTTGCGGCAAGACTGCCGCCGCCCGTGAAGAGGATCGACGCGTCGGAAAGAACGCCGACCGGATCTTCCGCCAGTGCGCGTTTGAAGCCCTCGACGCTGCCATAACGCTGGCGATAAAAATCGCCAATCGCATTGACGCTGGCTTCCGCCTTTTCTTTCTCAGCGGCGTCTTGCTGAACGCCTAGTGCGCCCTTCGCCTTTGAGTAAAGGCCGCCGCCAATATCGCCGAGAGCTTTCGCTGTCTCAACGGGCTGCGTGAAAGGAGTTATGACGGCCTTGCCAAACTCAGTCGCGCTTCTGGGGAAGTTCTGAACAGCGGATTGCGCGACCTCCGTCATAGACATTGGGGTCGGCTCTGGCCTGTCTCTCTTTAAGAATTCAGGAGTTTCGGCTTTTACAGCCGCAGGCGCGGCCTTTTTCTCATCACCGAACGTGATGCCCTGCGAGAATTGGTCAAAGTCTCCACCCCCAGAAACGGCAGGACCGCCGGGGATGGAGATGCCTTTGGCGAATTCTTCAAAAGCGGCATCGTTGGCCATGGCGCGTCCTTAATTGTTCTCAATGTACCGGCTCAAGCCAGCCGAGTCTAAGAGCCTATCGATGTACTCAGTAGGCTTGCGATTAGCGCCATAGAACTCTTTGAACAGAGGCTGATCGCCTCTCTTCGCCCTAAGGAACCTTTCGATCTTCGCCTTTTCTTCACCAAGTATGTCTCCGGTGCGCTCCTGACGGAATGCGTCAAGAGCATTCTGCGCGAAATAATTATTCGCGAAGACCGGACCATATTGCTGGCGGATGTAGTTCTTGTACTCGTTCAGATACCGGCGCTCATCAAGAGCCGTCTGCTTGTCTTGATACAGGCCGGCGAGGATTTTGATGTCGCCATCTTTGGATTGACCGATTTGCGGAATGGTTGCCGCCGCGCGCTGCAACGCGCCAAGAGAGCGTTGGTCAGCTCTATTGGTTTGAGCGAACTCAAGAGACGCCGCAACCTTCCGTGCCGCTTCAATAGTACCAATATCTCCCGGGTTAATGCGGAGGATATCTTGTGGAATTTTAGCTATGTTCAGCAAATCGTTATAATAGCTAGACCACGCATTTCTAAGTTCCGCAGTGGGGCCAGAGGCCGTCCAGCCAGTTTCAGGCAGGCTCAACATGTATGAGGTGAGTTGGTTAAGCCGGCGACCCATGTCCGCCGCTTCGCGCGCGCCCTGTTCGACGTTTGCTTCAACTTGGTTTGATGTCTGTTTAAGAGGCTGCGACCCTTGCTTATCGATGAGGATAAGGTCGTGATCCGCCTTAGCCTGCGTGCGGCCTAAATCGCGAAGGAACATGGGTGCAGCCGCCGCTGCGGGCTTACCACCCGGCGCGCCAGCCGCGCCCGCGGGCTGACCCGTCGCGGGACCGGACTGGCCAAGAGGAGATATGCGGACATCTCCCTCGCCATATGAACCGCCAGTTCTTTGAGCCTCCGCGCGCGCGGCTGTCTCGCCCAGAAGAGCCGGGCGGTCCTTATCAGGCAGAGCAAGCCACGCTTTTTCCAACATTGTGCCAGCCGACGTAACCACATAGCTGGTGCCATCCGCAGATCTAAAGCTCGAATTGCGGAGGTTCTCAAGCGCACGACCCGCAGTGACCTGCGCCTGCGTCTTGGTGGTTTCACGCGTCTGCTCGATATCCGAAGCCTGCTTCTCAAGGCCGGAGTAGGTCTGAGCGCCCTCAACAAGGCCAGCGCCAATCGCATACGCGGGGCTGCGTGTCGGCGTCGAAAGAGCCTTACCAATCGCCGCAATCGCGGGAACGACAAACTGCTTGCTGGTGAAGAAGTCAGTCGCGCTATCGAACGGCTTGCCGGTTTCGAACCTGTTAGGCAGATACGCCATCAAGCCAGACGGACGCTCCCCTTGAGGAGTAGGAGCCGCGCCACGGCCGACAGTCGTTGCCCTGCCAGCGCCAAGACCGCCGGTCGCCGGAGCTTGCATGTTCAAATGGCCGAAAAGTTTTCGGACATAGTTAGGGTCGCCGCCGGCATTGTATGCGGCGTAGGCTTTAGCGACTTGTGCAGGATCGTTCCAATCGGTGACGCCCGCAGCCTTGCCGCGACCGGCGAGATATTGAGCGCCAAACATGATGCCCTTTTCAGGGTCGTACAGATCACGCGGCGAAGCAGGAGACACGCCGAACCCGGGATCACGCGCCGTGCTTGGCATCACTTGCGCAATACCTACCTCGCCTGCGCGACCAGTTGCGCCCGGGTTAAACCGAGACTCCTGAAAATCCTTCGCTGCCAGATACTGGATCGGGATGCCAGTTTCGGCGGAGGCCCGCTCGTAGAACGGACGCAAGTTAGCAGGAATGCGGCGGACGATGCCCGGCATTCCTTCATCCGACTGCATAGCCGTCGCGCCGACAGCCGGCATATCGGCTTCTTCGCTGTAGCTCGCAGGCTCGACGAAGCCTTCCGTCTGATATGCAGGGCGTGCCAGACCGCCGGTATAGAAGCCTTTCTTCTTAGCGGCGTCCTCAGTCGCTGACTTGTAGTCGAGCATCTTGAGACCGCCCATATTGTGGACGGCTTCTTTGTGCCCATTCTTTTCGGCGTCTTGAGCCATCAGACCGATCTGATAATTGCCGTCGCCGAAATGGTATCGGTAAACCATCTGGCCGTCGTAAAGGCGACCAATCGGCTTCACGTCGTGTTTGATCCTGCGGTCGGAAGCAAAAACAGCGAGAAGAGCTGGGAGAAATTCCGCGGCAGCGGTGCCAATCGTAGACAGGATTTCGGGTACCGCGAAGGCGGAAGCAGCCTCCGCAGCGCCAGCCGCAGCCGCAGGAGCCGCTGCCGCAGTAGCCGCTTCAGCGGCGGAGGCGACAGCCGGAGCAGAGCCAGAAATGGCGTCAACAAGAGCTGGGGCAGCCTTGGTCGCGCCCGCGGCTTCCGCAGCCCCGGCGGCCGCATCTGCCGCGCCCTTAGCGGGGGAGAACAGTTTTGACGCGCTGTCAAAGAGCTGCTTCCCGCCCTTGATGGCGTTGTTGGCCGCGCCAAGACCTTTGGAGATTGATCCGACAACGCTCTGTTGGCCAGAAGCAAGTTGCTGCGCAAGTGCGCGCTGTTGCTCATCGCTTTTGGGAAGAACACGCGGAGCGTTAGCGCCGCTCGCCAGAACTTCCTTGGGGATGATGCCCGGCACTTCTTCATCAGCATACGGCACGTCGCTGCCGTATTGGAACGCACGACGCGGGATTAGACCCCCCCGGCGTGCAGGAATGATGATTTCGCCATCAAGCGCGGCGACACTGTCTCCCTTAGGCTCGGGAGCAGGCGCAGGAGCCGGCGCAGGAGCTTCAGGACGCTCTTTGCTAACGACAACCTGATTAGGGTTCGTGCGCTGTTGCGTGTTGGATTTGCCAAAAAGCGTGTTGTACAAGCTCTGCGCCTCAGAGCCTGCGCTCTTTACCTGCTTGTACGCATCATACGCCTGCTCTGCGCCGGACTTGGGCATCGCGGGCATTTTTGCCGGCCGCATAGGACCGCTGGCGACATGCAGCGCGCCAATGTTGATGCGGTTTTGATGCGGGTTCTTGCTTTCGGAGAAACGACGCGCTTCCGTATGCGGGCCAGACGGCATCGCGATTTGCTGCATAAGACGCTGCAAATCCGTGTCGCTGATGAGCGAAGCTCCTCCAACCGCCTTAGCTACGCGCCCCCCGTCCCGAAAGTTGCCCGACCCGGAGGTCGGCCCCTTTCCGGTTGCAGTCGGCGTGCTGGTCGAAGGAGTGTAGCTGCCGTACCCGCCGCCGGTTGTGGACGGTCCTTTGCCAGTCGCTTGAGGCCCGGCTGGGTAGCCTAGATAGCTCTGGGTGGGCGGCTGGTAACCGTATCCGCCGCCGCCTGTCGCCGGGCCCTTGCCGGTCGCCTGAGGCTGCCCATAGCCCTGCGGCCCGTATCCGTAACCCTGCGGCATCCCATAGCCGTATCCCTGAGGCATCCCGTAGCCCTGAGGCATACCGTAGACCCGCGGCATTTCGTAGCCGTAGCCTTGAGGCATCCCGTAGCCCTGAGGCATGCCGTAGCCGTACCCCTGCGGCATGCCATAAGACATCCCGCCAAGACCGCCGTAGCCGCCATACATCATGTTCATGTAGGGAGATTGAT